TCTCCTGCCAGTCAGCATCCGTACCCGGTTCAGAGGACGAACCGTTCTTGTTCAGACACGCCCATGTGCTGCCGTTATACGTCACACTATCGTAGTAATCATAATGCCTGTCTGATTGCCATACACCCTCGTAGCTTAAGTCCATAGCCACCTCACCGTTGGGTTTGAGTCGTTCTATCGTTCCGCTTACATATACGTTTTTCTGATACGAAGAATAGCCATCCATTATCTGCCCGTTGATGGTAAGCCCACTCAGATCTCCGCTCTGATAAGCAATGTTCACATCCGGATCTATTACCCATGTGTTCATGTTGATAAGCCGGCGGGTATAGTACCTGTTCTCATAAGTGATGGCCTGTCTGTCCTTGTCGGTGAAGTTGCCGTATGCGAAGAAGTTCATACCGGGAAGAGGATGCACGCTCGTTCCTGCCTGAAGAGCGTATTCAAACTTCATGTTTCCAGCCTCATTCTCGATGATTCTAGTGGGGGTAAAGTATGAGGTGGCGTATCCGGAATACTCCATGAATCCGTTAGGACCGTATTCATCTTGAGTATGGTTGCTGCCGGCTATGTTGTGAAGTATACCACGGCAGATATCACTTACCTTCAACGTTCCCCACTGCCCCTCAAGCAGTTCCAGCGTGGCTATTCGGTTTTCCGTGTCAACGGTCTTTATTCTTCCGTATGCGAACGAGTTCGCCTTGTCGCCGGATATCACATCGATGCAGTTGAACGTGATCTGCGGTACTATCAGCTCTTCACGGAACATCGCCTTGTCGGCTTCGACTATTGTCTTGCCGTTCTTGTCAAACCAGATGGCCGCACCACTGCCCCCGATAAGACCTGTAACGAATTTTCCCACTTTCAGACCTTTGAGAAAGGTTATAACATCATTGGCGATATCAGTAATGAGTTTACTAAGAAAGAAGCTGCTCCCAAAAGACTTTATCAAACTCTTTATCTGATTTGAGTTGTATCCTCCACTTCCTTGACCGCCACTTACTATCGAATCAATCTGATTCTGAATTTTCTCCAATGTGCCTACCGTCTTTTCATCTTTAAGGGTGATGGTATATTGGGGAATTATCCCCTCTCCTTCCTTTATTATAAGGGTATCAATAATAATACTTCCATCAATACCAAGATCAGTATCCGTAAACAACATCAAATCACCTTCTTTTAATGTATCATGGATACTCACCTCTCCCCTTGCGATAGCCTCATCATGTTGGCGTGCCATGAAAATATCATCCACCTTCGGTTCATACGAATAGTGCACATAATCATTCTTTGCAAGATATTTTTTCGCGGCAGCAAGCAACCGTTGTGAAGCGGCCTGAATATAAACGTCCGGCATATCAATATAAAGTAGGACAAACTTGTCACCACCCCTTATATTATAATCTTTATACGGGAAATACAATTTTAAACCTTCATCATAGATACGATTACAGGTCAATATATATTTATTGCCTTTCTTCTCACATTTTGTTATTTCAAAATCCCGTCCACCACACATGCCGTTTTTCATACTGATGGTGGCTGTTTCAGAAGTCAGATAATCATTTATATCAAAGCCAATGTCTTTTAATGTAATTGTAAAGGGGGGGATATCCTCACCGTCTTTCAGGTTATCCATTGTACCATCATCGGTCAGCTGTTCAGCATCAGACACTTCATCAAGATTGCCATTATCCCCGGCATCCAACGAAACATGAATACCTGCATCTTCCAACTGCTTAGCTGTCATACCTTCCATTGAAGGACATATTTCTTCCAAATCACCGGTACCATCAAAATAAACACTTCCTTCCCGGACACCAAGAACAGCAATATTCTTGCTGTCAATATATGGATCAAGCGTTGTCTTAGGAAAATCAGGTAACATCAAATTTTCCACGGCCATATTATTCGGCAAATAATTGGTAAGGGAACTATTTGAGATCTTATTATAATACCGATTAGGCATATTTCTTGTACTGCCGTATGCACGTAACCGAGTGATAATCTGCTGATCCGCATCAGCAGTGCGCTGAATTTCGTACAGACCGTTCCCATGCCCGTATCTGAAAATATTATCTGCGGCAATGCCGGCAGTACCGATTGTTATTGTCCGTCCACGAATAATGAAGTTCGCACCAAATTTTGAATTGAACAACTCCAACGCACCCCATACCTTTATATTATTCACATCAATGTTTACATTGGTAGTGCTCACATATTCAGGGTGTACAACAACCGTCCATTTTTGTACTCCAGTATATATACGGTCAAGATTTACTTGAACACGATCTGCCAAATCTTGTATAGACGCAGCGAAAAAACTGAACTTAGGTAAAGAAGTAAAGTGTATCTGATTATCACTTTTCACATAATCAAGAAAATCACATCGCGTCAATTCATCTCCCGCCCCGTTGAACTTTACGTTATCATAGACAAAAGCTTCTCCCGAAGTTTTTCTTGCCGCCTTTTTTAATGCCGTAGGATCGTAGTTTATCTCAAACTTTTCACCACGGTACATAACATAGTCACCTATCTCAAAAAGAATGGGTACGGCACTTTTCAGAGTGCTTGTTACAAAACACGCACCCATCCATGTACCATTATACTCCAAACTTTTCAAGGTACAACGTACCGTATTGCCTGTTTTATCATAAACTTTCCATGCCATACAGCTATACTTTTTCAACCAATGCAACTATTTTTGTCGGCTCCACAGCACTATACGATGGGATTAATTGAGTTCGAGGATCAGTCACTCTGAATTTTACCGGGAAGATCAAGACTTCATCCACATTGGACTTGTTAAATTCAAAATCTCCAACCTCCAGTAAGTAAAGTCCTTGCCGCCCGATACCCGTATGCGAGTTATATATTTTCAAAGTGGCACCGTCACCATTCTCTCCCGTGAGATAGTTTTGAAAGGCCATAATTTTATCATATGCAGTACCCAAATCCCCCTTATAGCACATCTCGACCTCCAAGTCATATGCCTTTAATGGTAGCTTATCGGGTATGTAAGTATCTTCACCATCTTCATCCGGCCAATCCCGTTTGGGTAAATCTTTCGTTTCCCCACCCGGCTTGAACGGAAATTCAGTGCACACAATTCCAAAATGCGCCAAACTGTCTTTGACTGGAGCATTCTCGGTAGTTTTCTGCATCAAAATAGAATACGGTTCGTTCATATACACATATTAAAAAAGAGCTTGTCGCAGAGATATTTAATCTCCACAACAAGCTCTATGGCTTTTATTACAAGAATAATGGAAAATACTTCAATGCAAATATAATTGTATTTTCTATATTATCATAGAAAATAATATCATTAAAACATTTTTAAGTAGATTATCATACCCATAATAGTATTAGTCTGCAATATATATGTTGAAAAACATGAGAAGAACTGATTTATAACATATTAATTATTAATACTTTTGCATAAAATTATAAAAGGGATTGTTATGTGTTAGGAGTTTTAGTTTGGATAGTAGTGATTCTACTGATTTGCTTTAGTGTTTTCGGAGGACCATGGCTATTACCACTATACGTACTTTTTGTAGTGGTGTTAGGTTTTTACTTTGGCATTAAATATTTAGACATATAGGTTATGTGGAAATGTGAATCATGTGGATGTGCAAATGATGACAGTTTTACCATTTGCAAGTATTATGGGTATAACCCAATGAAGAAAAAAGATAGTTCAATAGTTGAATCTAATAATGAAAACCAACTTGAATTTTCAGAAAGTGGTGTCATAGGATTAAGAAGATTATATGACTTATCTGTGATAATGCTTGGTATATCAACTCTAATATTTATAATAACTCTATTTGCTGGTGAATTTGAAGAGTAGTTCATAATAGGAGTTGGTGGAATAATATCCAACATAATAGCGATGCCAATACTGAAAGCATTAGCAACAATCACAGAAGTTGCATTTATCTACAAATCAAAACATAAACAGAATTAAAATGAAACATATTTTACTTTTACTATTTATATCATATTTTGTCATTAGTTGCAGTAGTAATACAAAAACACCATTTGAAGAAGAAGCATATAAAATGCTTAAAACTGAAATTATTGATACATTTTCCAGCGTAGGAAACAATGTTGACATACTAAATCCCAGCACAGAGTATTAT